AAAAAAAATGATATCATCACTGTTAATAGTGAGAAATTCAGAGTGCAAGAGAGGTATGATGTAGCAGGTGTGTTTGATAGTACTAGCACTGGTACTGTTTACGTATATACAGTCTGTAGTCTATTCTTTTATGATACTTAAGATTGACATGAAGGGTTTTAAAAAATCTCTTAACGAAGCTCTTTGGGGTATATCAATTGATATACAAGAAGCACTAAAAGATAAATTAAACTCAGGTGTTGACCCAACAGGAAAGACTTCTAGAAAAGGTAGGGGTGTATTTAATTCTCATTTGAAATCCTCTATTAATGCAAAACCAGATGGTGAGTCTGTTGAAATAAGCATGTTGGAATATGGTAAATATTTAGAGTATGGAATGCCTCACGTTGTTGATGACTTTGATGGATTAAAAGATTGGGTCAGACAGAAAGTATTAAATGATGAAAGAGCAAGTGATGCGAAAGTTGAAAGAATTGCTGAAAATATTAAAATCAAAATACAAACAGCTGGAATGATTCCATTCCCATTTATACGAATGACATTTCAAAATGAATTAATGGATATTATAAAGAAGAATCTTAAAAGTTCTTTTAAATAAAAATGAACCCAAGCTGTCATGGCTAGGGTGAAGCAGCGACGAAACACCCCAATGGCTGCTCGAGTTCACAAATTTAAATTTTGGTAAGTTTGTCAAGAATCTTTAATTCCTTTGCATATCTTTTGAATAATATTTTTTCTGTTTTATTAACAGTAACACCTGGATTTACAAGATTCCTAAATTTATAGAAACGCTTCTCTTCATCAGATAATATTAGTGATTTAAGGAAACCTCTTTTAATATGTTTAACCATATATAGTCTACACACCACAGGTATATAAATTTTTTTAATATTAGTTTTATAAAGTATAACCATATAGACTTACTATAGGTAGTCGAAAGATGCCGAAACTCCCTGAGGAATTATGACTTACACAGATATATTTACAATAAAAACTGAATTAGTAGTCTTTCTTAGAAATTCTGATATTATTCCTGTAGGAACTCGTGGTGTAACAACTACAACACAAGAGTTTAATGGTGATAATGTGGAAACACAATTTCAATTAACTAACACTAATGTTAAGAATGTTAGAAGTGTTACTGTTGGAGGAGTTGCAGTAGCGTATGGTTCTGGTTACACAGTTGATTATATAACAGCACAAATTAATTTCACAACTGCACCAGTTGCAGGAACAAATAATGTAGATATTGAATACGATTATGGTACAACTGATAAAATATTCCCAGACTTTCCACAGGATTCTTTAAATTTAATGGACTTCCCAAGAGTGGCTGTTGATGTTATATCAGCTACTACGACAGAACTGGAGTTGGGAGCAGGTAGTAATTTCACAGATTACAATATCACAGTTGTTGCATACGACATAGACCAAGACAATGTAGAAGATATGGTTGCAACAATTAGATCAAGCTTAATGAGTAACAAGAAATCATTTTATTACTTCCCTTTCGTTAAACCGACTGGGATGGGTCCTATAATGCGTAGTCCATTTGGAAAGAACAAAGTGTTTCAAAGAAACCAAGACTTCCAAATTAAGTATGTATATGAGGACTAAGGAGGAAGAAAATATGCCGAGTGAAAATTGGGGACGTCAACGTCCAACTAAAAAGAAGACAGTAAAGAAACAAGAGAAAAAGGAGATTAAAGAATAATGGCAACATCAATTTATAATGGAATTTCAACATACGTTGTTTACGCAGAAGATAGTGCTTTCGGTACAGCTGGAACACCTACTGGGTCAGACTTTGTTGATAAGGTAACATCCGTATCAGGTACAGTAACTAATAACTCAATTAGAAGCCAAGGTATTGGAGAAGGTAGAAACGCAACAGCAGCAGTGAATGGTATTTTAGATGTATCAGGTTCAATGGAATGGGAATTTACAGACCCAAGTTTTTTACAGTATTGTTTCATTGGAGCAAAGTCAGGAGCAGGTAGTGCAGCTGACCCATACGAAATCCAAGAAGCAGATCAATTAGGGTACTCAGCTGGACAAGTAAACACTTTAACTTTAGAAGTTGGACATGAACAAGGTGCTAACGATGATGTATTAACATACGATGGTGTGGCAGTAAACTCATTCACTTTTAATGCAAACATGGGTGAAATTGTTAAATGTACTGCAGATTGGATGGCAAGAACTGTTACAAGTTCAACAACTACTGTAACATACGCTGGACCTACAAACAGACCATTTACATTTATTGATGGTTCAATGACAGTTGGTTCCGATACAGTTGGAATATTACAATCATTTAGTTTAACATGTGCAAATAATATTCAAACATTTAGAGGATTAGGAAGTAGATTAATCAAACAACCTGTAGCAGGAATCAGAAGATATGATTTTACAGTTGCAGTTAAATTAGCATACGACGACACAGCAAGTGTTTTATCTGGTTTGGAAGCTAGAGGACTTGTATTTAGTGGAGTTACAACTGCTACAACACCTTTAGATGGTGCAGAAAGCACAGCAGTAGCTGTTAGCTTTGATTTAATTGAAGGTGCAGTTGCAGGTGATAGAATTGTAAACTTTGACTTTGAAAATGCGTATTTTGAAAGCTATTCAGAACCAGTAACTTTGGAAGATGGTTCAATTGAAATATCTATTAGTGGATTTGCATTAGCTGGTTTAACAGACGGAGCAGTTAAAGTACCATGTAGATGGTGGACATTAGCATAAGGAAATTAAAAAAATGAACGAGAAAAAAATTGAAATATCAGCAGGTGAAATCATATTGATTAAACCTAAAGCAGGAGTAAGAAACAAGGCACTAATGAAAGCAGAAGAAGTTGGAAAAGGAACACCAAGTCAGACTGCTTTCATAATTGAGCTTTTACCTAAGTGTATAAAGTCTCATCCATTCGGTACTACACCAGTTGGTCAAGCATTAGATAATCTAGATATACCTGAATACGATAAAGTATCACAGGCTTTAGGTGAATTAATGAAACCAAAGGAAGAAACTGAAAAAAAGTCCGAGCCGCAATAAGCAGTGGTAAGATGCCAAAGGGTGCCTACTTACGTGACAAATTCATCAAACATTTTGCGGCTAAAGCTTTTAGATTTACACCACAAGATGTTGATGACATGGATGCTGAGGAACTTGACTGGTTGATATTTATTGAAAGTGAAAATAATAAAAAAGAACAAAAAGAACGAGACAATGAATCAAGAAAATTAAGGAACAAAAATGGCAGATGATATTATAAACGCAAAAATTGTATTCGATGACTCTTCACTGAAACAATCTATGAACATAGGTGGTGGAAAAGGTGGTAGTGGTGGTGGAGGAATTAGTGGTGCTATTTCTAAAACTGCTTTCGCACAAGATAGTCCTGTTTGGGGTGATATAATGGCTGGTGTTGGTGGTATGGTATTAGCATTAAATGCTTTGGTTGATATTGTTAAATGGGGATTCGGTAAGATAGTTGCTGCATCACCGCATTTACAAGCCACAATGGATTTATTGACCAAGACAGTTAAAGTTACCTTAAGACCTATTGGTGATGTTATATCATCATTGTTTAGACCTTTCTTAATTGGATGGCTTAGAGTTGTTTTACCTGTTTACAAAGCATGGAGACAATGGTTTGGTGAAGGTGGAGGACTTGAAGCTCGTATTGAAATATCTGAAGGATTCTCAGAAATCTGGGAAGGTATTAAGAATTGGGATTTTACTCAAGTAATGGATGGTGTAAAACAAGTATGGGATGGTTTTAAAGATTTGTTTAAAAGTTTTGGTTCTGAAGTTTTAGGACCACAAGTTGATGCGTTCTATGATTGGTGGGCTGAACGTCAAGAACAGTTTAACACATCAGGTATATTTGACACATTATGGGAGATGTTTAAGTCTGCAGCAAGTGGTGTTATGACTTTTATTTGGGAACAAACATTTAAACCTGCATGGGATAAATTTATTGAATATTTAAAAGGAACTACATGGGGTAATGCTCTTGTTAATTTTAGTGAAACTTTATGGGGTTTATGGACAGATTTCGGAACAAAACTTGAAAGTTATAGTTGGGCTGGACCATTAGCACCATTCTTTGCAGCAATAGCAACAGGATGGGATGGGATAGTTGAACCAATGGTGAGTTCTTTAGTAGATAAACTAAGTGAGAAATTACCAGGATTTGCATCAGCAGTAGAATATTTGTTTGGTGATGATGAAGGTGAAGATGGTGGTGGATTCTTTGGTAGTATTTGGGAAGGTGCTAAAGGATTAATGAACTGGCTTACTGAAACATTTGGACCATATTGGGACGAATTGTTTATATTTATGACTGGTGGTATGGTTGGTTTAGTAACTTATATGAATACTGACATGAGTAAAAGTTTACAAGAAATGAATAAAGTTGGTGAGAAAGAAGTTGGTTCTGATAAAACTGGTTTGGTTAGTAAATTTAACGCAACATCAGAAAGTATGATAGAATCACAAAACCAAACAACAAACTTAATTTCAAGGTTAAATGATATACCTAGAAATATAACAACAACACACACAATAAGGACTGTGCGTGTTTCGAGTGGTGATTAAATGGCTGATGATACATTAGAATATTTAGATAATATGATTAAAAAGTTTAAGAAGTTGAACACTACAATAACAACTGAACTTGTAATAGATGAAGATAAAATGGCAGAGAAGGTAGCAGAGAAAATGAAAAGAAATATGTCAGGCAGAACGTCTGAAGGAATTGGTGGCTGGTCGTGACTACTCCAACACTTGGTGGAATTAGTTTAACTAAGGTTACATCTATTGACCCAAGCAAAAAAGCAAATCTTTTAGCTTTGCCTATGCCTACTGGTGATTCAGATGAAACAGAAATATTTGATATGCTTGGTGTAACTAAGTCTATTAATTTATCAGGTGATATTACAGAGTCTACTATTGCTGCAGTAAAAACTATCATTGATAGTCTTGAAGCTTTATGTGATGGAGACCAAGAGAACACAGTTAGTTTTGTTAGTGACCAAACTGGAACAATTAGTGTGAAGGTTGTTAGTGTTTCCACGTCGTGGACAATACCAGGTTTCACAGCAAGTTTTGACATTCAATTAATGCAAGGTGTATAGATGGCAATAATGAAAACAGAAGTAAAGGTAGCAGGAACAGACATCTCTAATAATGGTACTGCTAGACTTCTGAAGTGGGTATTAAAAGAAGATTTTGGTGACGAGATTAGAGAAGCTGAAATTGTATGTACTAAAAATATTTTCACTGACATTCCAACTTTAGAGAATGGAAATGCTGTAACTATTAAAAGGGGTTTCACAACTCCTACTGACCAGTTTGTATTTAATGGAATTATTGATAAAATTAAAAAGAAAGGTCCTACTATAAGTTTGTATTTAAAAGATGCAATGACTACACTAATTGGTAAGTCAGTTAATTATTCTTATGATGGAATTAATTTTCCTAGCACAGAATCTAAGGGTAGTGATATTGCAGAAAGTTTGATTGAAACACATGGTGGTATGACTGCTGTTGTTGTTGATACAGGCTCAGCTTTAACTATTGATAGATTCATTTGTAACAATACTGATATTTTTTCACGATTAAAAGTTTTAGCAGATATTTATGATTATATGATTTATTATGATTCAGATGATGACAGTGTGCATTTTGAACCAAAGGGTACTATTACAAGTTCAAATACTTTATACATTGGTAATTCAAATAACAACTGTTCTAATATTCCTGAATGGGTTTATGATAACGAGAATTGTATTAACAAAATTACAGTACGTGGTGCTGCACAAGAAGTACAAGATGAAGAATACTTTAGTGGCACTGGAGCCGCAGACCAAAGTTTTGTATTAGCAAAGAAACCTATTGTAGTTCAAGTATGGCAAGATGCAACATTAAAAGCACCTGGTGTAGATAATTCAACAGAGGGTGATTACGATTATACAATTGATAAAGAGAATTTTACTATTACTCCAACTGATAACTGGACACCTGGAGCAGGTAGTGATAACATTAAAATTGTTTATACTAATGCTATTCCAGCACCAGTTACTGTTGATGATGAAGAAAGTCAAGTTAAATATGGAACAAGAGAAGCAACAAGATACTTTGATGATGTGCAAACTGTTGAAGATAGTTTAAGTAGAGGTCAAGGTTGGTTGACAAAATACTCAGAACCATTTGTATCAGCTACAATAATTCCTGTTTCTCTTATTGATTATGATCCTGGTCAAATTGTCCCAGTTATTGATGTTGTAAACGATGAAGAGAGAGAAATTATGATTACTTCAATTCATAAATCATATCCTCACAGAGGAGATAAAATCATCGTTGGTGACAAGACAGTTAGACTTGCAGATTGGGGTGTGTTTACTTTAGAAAGAATCAGACGTTTAGAAGAAAAGAACGCAAGGGATTCAGATATTACAGTTACAGTTAAGAGTATTTCAACAGGACACAATTACGATTACAGAAAAAGGTATAGTGATGTATATACTAAGGTAATAGATGGAACTGGTTTAATTTGGGGTCACCCTGTTCAAGGTATATGGTCAGAATCAGGTATGGTATGGAGTGCTGATTCATTAGATTCAGAAGTTTTAATAAGAAGAAATCAAGGGAGAAATGTATATAAAGAATTATTTTATGATGAAGATTTCAAGAATGGTAGTACGACTGCTACTTGGGATACATCAACTAGAGAATTAAGATTCACATAAGGAGATAAAAATGGTAACTGGAATTTGCACAGATAAAGGGAGAAACATTCTACTTGATAGAGGTTTCAATGCAAGTCCGACAAGGACACAAATTAGCGTATTTAAAGTAGGTACTGGAACAACAACTCCAACAGTTAGTGATACTGATTTGGAAACACCAGTCCCGATTACTGGAACAGAACAGGTTGATGATTGTGAGGCTGCAGATTGGGTTGATTCAGCAGATATGCTTACAAGTTTAAACACTACTACATATAAACAAGGAACTAATAGTTTGAATCTTATTAAAGATGGAACCTCCTCAATTAATGCAGAAACAAATAAAGCTACTACGAGTTTAGATTTTACAGATAAGGAATTAAGTATTTGGATTTATATTGTTGATGCTGCGGCTTTGGCAAAATTAGAAACGTTAAATTGTTTAACTATTATTTTTGGTAGTGATTCAAGTAATTATTATACATGGACAAAAGATAATGCTGATTTAACAGCTGGTGAATGGAATTTAATTGATGGTTTAACTGTAGCAACAGCAGATTCAACTACTGGAACTCCTGTATTAACTACAATGGATTATACCTCTGTTCAATTAACTGCAACAGGTACAGCGATTGTTTGGATTGCTGGAGATTTTATGATGGATGATATTAAATTAATTAGTGCAGATGATTATGTTAAGACTTTTGAAACAGATTATCCAACCATGGATTACACAGCTAATGAAGTTACTATTAGAACAAGACTTAATACATTGAATGCTAATGGTTATATGATTTCAGAAGTTGGTTTATTTAATGCAGATGGTACAAGGTTGATGGATAGTAGAGATACTTTCTCACCTTTTTCAAAAAGTACAAATGATGAAGTAATATTTATCACAAAAAACAGGATAGAATAAAATGACTTTGAATGGAAATGATGATGAAATTAACGGATATAATTCCGTTGCTAAATTAGGAGAAAGCGGTAACATTAATTTACTGAAAGCAATGATGCCACCAATCGGTGTTATTATGCCTTGGTGTAAAACTTATGGTACTGCAGATAGTGGTATTACAGATGGTACAACAACTGATAAGTTAGTAGACAGCACACAGAACTTTAGTGCAACAACAAATGTAACTATGATTATTCATAACACTACTGATAGTACGTGGGCTTATATTACTGCAGTTGATGGTAATACAACTTTGAGTATTAGTTCAGATGTTATGGCTACTGGTGAAGATTATACAATTTACAAAACACCAAATCTTCCTGATGGATATGTTGAGTGTAGTGGTCAAACTTTAAGTGATGCAAGTAGTCCTTATAATGGTGAGGTTATTCCTGATTTAAATGCAACTATCCAATTTAGTGGAACTGCAACTGCTGGTGGAAATGATACTTTAACAGATAGTGGTAGTGGTTGGACACCTGATGAGTATATTGGTTATGAAGTAGAAATAACAAGTGGTACTGGTTCAGGTCAAACTGCAGTGGTTGAAAGCAACTCAACAGAAGTTATAACTATTGAAGGTAGTTGGGCTACAAATCCTGATGCAACGAGTGTGTATAAAATTATTACTCCTCCAAGATTTTTAAGAGGTAATATAACTTCAGGAACTACTGGCGGTGAATCAAGTCACGAATTAACAACTGCAGAAATGCCTTCACATTATCATAGTTATACTAAGGTTGGTACTATGTCTAATAATTTTGGTCTTGGTAGTAAAGCAGGTGCAACATCATCATCAACATCAAACACTGGAAGTGCAGGTAGTGGTGATTTCCACGAGAACAGACCTCCATTTTATGATATAGTATGGATTATGAGAGTTAAATAATGGGACAAGAAGCAATAACCAATACAATATATTATGATGCAAGTGATACTGTAAAGGTTGATAGAGTTAAACTTTCACTTACTGGTGCAACATTAACTGAAGCAGAATGTTTTGTTTCAACTGATGGTGGAAGTACATGGGAAGAGATTACTACTTTAGATGCTTGGCAAGATGTAATAAACGGAAATGATTTGCGACTTAAAATAGATAACGATACTTTAAATTTTAAATGGGGTGATCCATGGGGAACTCCTTGGACACAATCATCAACTTTCACATTAACAGAAGTACAATTAGAGTATGAATTGGTATAGGAGATAAAAAGATATGGCATTAATAAACTTAACATCAACAACGGGATTACTTGAAACAGACTGGGACCAGATTGTTTTACTAATAGATGGAGAAGATACTGGAGACTTAACTGCAAACACTGCTCACAGAACAAGTGATGGTTCATCACACGCTGATGTAGTTACTAACAGTGCAAAGGTATCATACCCTGGTAGTGCGGATGCAGCAGAACTAAATATTTTAGATGGTGCAACATTGACAACAACAGAACTTAACTATGTAGATGGTGTAACAAGTTCAGTACAAGACCAATTAGATGCTAAATCAGATTTAGATGTTAGTCTTTTATCTAAGAGTTCAACTTATGAAGTAGCAGCAGCAGATGCTGGAAAGGTAATAGAATGTGATGGAACGTTTACAGTTACTTTCCCTGATAGTTTAGATACAGGATTTACAATTATTGTAGTTAATGTTGGTACAGGTACAATTACAATCGCGGCAGGTACAACTTTACATACTAAAGGTAGTGCAGTTACTTTACCAAATCAATATGGTGCAGCAACAGCTTATCATTCAGGTAGTGATGTGTGGACTGCTTTTGGAGATTTAGAATAAAATGTTTTGGAGGTACGCAGTTGGAACGAGTAATATGTTTGGTAGTGATGAGCCTATAACACCTGATTATGTATTTTCTTTAGATTTATCAGAAGATATAGTGGCTTACTATACTGCTAACTTTGATGGTAGTTTTACTGATGAGACTGGTAGATTCAATGGTACTATTAATGGTAATCCAACTTATGTAACTGGTAAACTTGAAAAGGGTATTGATTTTGATGGTACTGGTGATTATGTTAATTGTGGTCGTTTAACACAAACAGAAAGTGCCTCTAAAGTTAGTGTTTCTTTTTGGATGAATCAAGATACGTTAAATGTTTTTGATACTTTAGTAGGAAAAGATGTTGGTTCTGCAACAGATAATTTTAGTATTTTTACTTACACTGATGGTAATATGTATTTTGAACCAATGGCTTCTGCCACAAGAGGTTATTTAGATTATTCTTTATATGTTACTGCTGGAACTTGGGCTCATATTGTTATGGTGTTTGATGGGACTGCTGTTGGTAATAGTGGAAGATTAAAAGTTTATATTGATGGTACTGAAAGAACTTTAACTTATGCTGGAACTATTGGTACAACAACCCTTGCAACTACTTATGATTTATATCTGGGTGCTAATGTTGGTGCTAGTCAACCATACGCTGGTTTAATGGATGAGATTATAATATCAAATAGGGCTTTTAATCAAGCAGATGTTAATACATTAAACAATTCAGGTGCTGGTATTAGAGCTAAGAACTTCTTTGAAGGTAGTCCTGAATTAACTGATAACTTAGTAGCTTACTATCCTTTAGATGGTACAAGCTGTGTAGATGAAGCTGGTGGTAGTGATGGAACAGTAAGTGGAAATCCAACTATTGTTTCAGGTGTAGTAAATAATGCTATTGATTTTGACGGTACTGGTGATTATATTGATGCAGGAACGATTTCTGAAATAGAGGGTGTAGGAGCATTTAGTATTTCATGTTGGATGTATCACGATAGCAACTCTGGTAATCAAGGTTTATGGTCAAAATCTCAAGGTGGAGGAGCAGGTGCGTTTACTTTCAGATATAATGATAGTGGTAATGAATGGGCTTTTGAAGTTGATGGTGCTTATGGTGCAGGTGATGCGGTTAAATATGATGACCCAGCTATCCCGACAGGACAATGGAACCATTTAGTGTTTGTTTTTGATGGCTCCTTAACTAACAACGATAGATTAAAATTATACGTAAATAGCACTTTAGCAACTGTTTCAGACCAAGGTGGTTCAATACCTACAACTACTGCTACACCAAGTAGTAATTTAATAATTGGTACAGGTTCTGGTGGTAGTTCAGGTGATTATTTTAATGGAAAGATACAAGATTTCGCAGTATTTACTAAAGCTTTAGCAAGTGAGGAAGTTACTACATTAAATAATTCAGACGTACCTTTACGATTAACAGCTCCTTTCCAAGGTAGTAGTACATTAACTACTGGTTTAGAAGCATCTTATACATTTAGGAATGCAGCAACAGATGACTATGGAGATAACGATGGTACTGTTTCTGGTGCAACTTATAACACTGATGGGAAAGTAGGAAATTGCTATACTTATGATGGGATAAATGATAATATAGATATAAGTGCAGGTTCTACAACTGATATATATGACATTGATGGTGGTGATGTTACAGTATCACAGTGGTTTAAAAGGGATTCAACTACTAATACTCAGGAATTTACTTTTATGAATAGAAATTTAGGTGCTGATTTTTGGTTTGGATGGGATGGTGCCATAGATTCAACTAATGAATTTAGTGTGTATATTGTTGTTAGTGGAACAAATATTAAATTATATGGTGGGGCTGGTATAGCTCTTGATACTGACTGGCATCATGTAGTTGTAATAATAAGTCCAACAGGCACTTCTAGTTTATATATTGATGGTGTTTTAAGAGATAGTGATGCCACTTCATACACACCTAATTTGGCCGGTGATGCTGGTGTTAGTATTGGTGCTAATGCTAATAATGATACTTATGAATGGGGTGGTGAGATTGGACAGACATTAATTTGGAATAGAAGTTTAACTTATGATGAAGTAATAGAATTATACAATAATAACTATGGTGATTTCTTTAGTGAGAACACAGAACTTTCAGAAGGTTTGTTATCTTACTATCCTTTAGATGGTACGAGTGCAGTTGATGAATTAGGAAATTATGATGGAACTATTGCTGGAACTCCTACAGTAGTTTCAGGTGTAGTAAACAACGCAATGGATTTTACTGGTGCTGGTACAGATAAAGTATTGACTGGTATTACCCCTGTTGGTGATTATTCAGTTAGTGGTTGGGTTAAATGGGATTCTATAGGTTCCACTTCAACAAGTAATTGTTTTGCTACGTGGGGTGGTGTAAATGGTGGATGGTATATGGGTTCTGATGGGGCTAATATTAAAATAAATTGTTATTATGACACTGCTTGGAAATTTGCTTATGCTGATACTTCAATAAGTACAGGTAATTGGTATCATATTGTTTTAACTTTTGATAGTGTAAATAAAGTTGTTAAATATTATAGAGATGGAAGTTATATTACTCAATCAAGTGCTATAACTACTTTTACTGATCCTGTTGATGAAATTTGTTTGGGAAATCAACCAGGTAGTTCTACTAGAAGTATTGATGGTCAAATGCAAGATGTTGCAATTTATGGTAAAGTTTTAACTACTGATGAAGTTACTTTGTTAAGAAATGCTGGTAGTCCTTTAAGACGTGCAATACCTTTTGATGGGGACACAGATTTGGTTACTGATTTAGAAAGTGCTTATACTTTTGATAACTTAGCAGGTGATGATTATGGGGATAATAATGGAACTGTTAATGGTGCTACTTTAGTTCCTGATGCTCTTCCAATTGGTAATGCTTATAATTTTGATGCAATTAATGATTTTATTTCTTTAGGTAATACCTTACCAGTACAAACTAATATGAGTTTCTCTTATTGGATTGATTATTCCTCACCTGGTTTTACAATAGTAAAGGGAGATAATGGTGTTCATTATGAATACGGGTTTTACTATGGTTCTGAAACTCTTTTTTATGTATGGGGTGTTTCAAATACTTTTCAAAGTTGGACAATATCAGACATTACTGGTGGTTATCATCATTTTGTTATTATTAAAACAGGAACTAATTGGGAGTTATTTATAGATAATGTTTCTCAAGGTTCAAAAACATTAACTGCAGCTACAGGGACAGGGTATGATACAAGAATTGGTTGCACTTCAGATGATAATAATCTTATAGGTGCAGATATTGCACAACCCTTAATTTGGAATAAAGCTTTATCAGAAACAGAAGTAGAAACATTATTTAACAACGGCAGTGGATTAAGATTATACAAAGAAGTAACAGATGGTAGGGGTTTATATTTCTACTAAGGAGAAAATAAAAATGACAATACAAAAACAATACCTAACATGGCAAAGGTGTTTTATAGGAAGTAGAGTTGGCACTGATGTTAGTGCAAATATTAACAACAATTGGAACTATGAAGGACGAGAAATCACTTGTACTGAGTTATCATTCGGTAATGTGGAAACAGATAAAAGACTTTTAGCAATAGTTCAATATGATGATGCTGATTATGAAGTTGAAGTTATCGATAAAATGTATGCAAGTACTGCACCTTGGTTAGGCACTAAAGTTACAGCTGATGAAGCATTAGTATTATGTAATGATTGGTATCCAGCACCTGAAGGAGTTGAAGCATATTTTACTTTAGCAGCAGATGGATTTACATTGGTTGATGGAAGACCAGAGGAACCATTATAAAATGAGATTTAGTCTAAAAGCAGCAAAGAAATTCGAAGCAGATGGAATGTTCGATTATCTTTACAGTCGAAGCATTTTAGACCCAGTGTACTATATTATTGACAGCAAATATAGAACATCAAAGTATTTGGTTAGTTGGATAAAACATCAAGTGGACAATCCATCTACTACATTAAAAGCTGTTTGTAGTAAAATTAAAACTACTAAGAACCCAGACTTACAAATCAAACATATTCAGAACTATGTTGTTAAAAGAATGCGTTATATTGGTGACACTAAGAAATGGGGTATACCTGAGTATTGGCAACCAGCAAACCAAACAGTGCGTGATTTTGAAGGTGACTGTGAAGATGGTGCTATTTTTATGTATGTTTTGGCTCGTATGAAAGGAATCCCTGCTAACAGATTAATGTTAATGGCTGGTAATGTATTTGCAAGAACTGCTGCTAAGACTGGTGGTCATGCTTGGTTGGCATATAAACCGTTTAGATATCCACTAAATTGGACTATTATCGATTGGTGCTACGCACCCGACTTACAATCTATTGATGATTCAAATAAGTATATTATTCAAGGTAAAATGATTAAATCCTTAATTAAAGAAATTCCATACACTTGGTATTATTATATATGGTTTGCCTTTAATGAGGAAGTATCATTTAGAGAATTACGAACTAAGAAATGACTGGACAGACATTGTTTCCATTCATGGCTGATGTAAATTTAAAATGTTACATTAAGGCAGAGAATGAGGACATGAAGGATATGTATGATACTTTGTATCGATCAACTGGTATGAGATATACACATTTTGTTATTAATATATATATCCCTAATTTTGCTAAACTATGGGCTGATGAGAATGAGCAAATATATTTTGACGAAAATGTAGTACGTCTAGAGGACTATTTGAAATGATATATATCAAATCAGATTTAATAATAAAACCTGTTAGAGGGTCTTTAAAGTGGGAATTAGTAGAAGACTGGCACGTTTCAGTTGGTGGTACGGACTTAGTAGTTAATGGTGGTTTCCAAACAGATTTCGCAAGTGTACCTCGTTCCGCTTGGTTAATGTGTCCACCTGCTACTGGAAAGTACCGTCAACCTGCTGTGCTACATGATTGGATGTATGTTAATGCTTATGGCAATAAATTGTATGCGGATACAGTATTTCTAAATTTTATGCGAATTATGGGTGTAAATCCTGTGAAGCGTGAGTTAATGTACTATGCAGTAAGATTCTTTGGCAAAGGTAACTATTAATCTATATTCTGGAGTAGCGAAAGGTTTATATACTATCACATTATAATGATATTATGATATACACAAAAGATGCGATATGTAACTTGCTCTTAGCATTAAGAGATGGTGGTAAGTTGACTCAAAAAGACGTGCAAGACATAACAAACTTGTTGTATCAGAGGTTAAAATGAAAGAACTAAAAAAGGTGGTAATAAAGCTTTCAAAAAACTATAACAGTTACGAAAGCTCAGTTGAACGAGAAATTGAATACAACACACAAGAAGAACGAGATGGAATCGTTAATCAAATGTTTGCTGAGTGTAGAAGAGACATCAACAGACAAATGGATATGCCAAATGCCAATTGATGATGCAACTGGACTTCCAATACACTGCTGTAGCAGATGTGGACTAGCAGAAATCATAGGATACATTGATGAGGAAGGAGATAACTTTTGTGATCAATGTGAAACCGAATTACAATGGGAATTTATTATTGAATTTCCAGATTATAACATACCGATTGAGGACAATGAAAGATTCCACGAGTGGATCGAGAACGGAGAATGGAAAAAATGAATAACTTACAAATGATTAAATGGACTTTAGAATTAGCAAATCAAGAATATAGTGGAAACCTGCCAATACTTAATGCAAATATAAGAACTTTGCAATACTACTAAAATGAATAATTTCAAATGGAAAAATGAAGATAATGCTGCATTTATATTCTTGGATAATAGTAATGTTACAGCAAGATTAGTAGATGTTGAAGAAACAAGAAAATTACTTTTAGAAGGGGAATATAGATTTATTAACTTAGGTGATGTTTTTATTAATCTTAACCACATCAAACAAGTTTTATTTAAGGAGGGGCAATGAGTTATTTAACTGAGCTTTACAGTAATAAAGAAACTGACCTTGAAAGATTAGAAGGTATATTGAAGATCAATGAGAAAAAGATATACAGTATGCCTGAATCACCTGAGAAATTAGAGATAGTGAAGGAAATAATAATTTATAGACAAGATTTTTATGACAGAACTGGTAAGATTTATGGTGTAGATAATTGAGAGTACCAACACCATACAATCATTATGTGCAAACATATAGTAAGATGAAACGGTCACGTGATGAAATGATGGAAACATATAGAAGACGTGGTGGACCAGACAGGTGGAAACAAATCCAATTAAAGGATATGTTTTTAACTGTGATCAAATTCAAAATGAATGAAGTAAGAACGAGGTATAAATAATGAACGAAATAATTAATGTTGTAATGCCAGATAATGTTGAGACAATCCCAGATAAAACATCTATCACTTTTGTTTATGATTATAAAACATGGAAAGAAAAAGATGAACGTATTAAAAAAACATATGAATGTGATCTCTCGTTTAAAGCAAAAAGACCATCAAAAATAAGAGAATATAATAAACATATTACAAACAATAAAAATAGATATTTAAATGGTTTTATTGTGCAAATTGAAAAATATAATGAAATACAAATAATAAAAAAAAAGATTTTAAGAAGAATTATTCAAAACAAAAAATCTGATTATATTGAAAAAAGAAAAAAGAGAGAAGAAAAAGAAGGTTTTGAAAAAGAAGATTTAGAATTTTTTTATTCATTACCAGCAAGAAAAAGATTTAAACAAGTCATTGAAAAATTACAACAAGAAGAAAAAAAATTAAACATGGAAATTGTTGGTTATAGTTACACATTTTCAGTTGATGATATAATAAAAATATGTAAAAAACACAAAATTCCATATAAAAAATATATTATTAAAAATAATAATGAAATAAAAATTAAACACCAAATATCATCGGTTGTTGATAATTTTTTATATTCAAATAAAATACTATTTCGTAATGACGATTTTGATATTAGTAAATATGAATTTGCTCCAGAAGAAGGAGATATTATAAAAAGATTTTCTGATGTTATAAAATGGATGTTTGATAAAATAGATACAACTGATATAAGACCATATAAAGAAAAGATGGATGATTATGTTAATTTCTTAGTGAAGATAAGTTCAAATGCTATGGAATATGATATAAAAAACGATACAATAACATCATTAATTTGATTTTATTGCTGTCTCATATAAGCATCCATTAATTCTTTCATTATTTTCTTAGATTCTAAACGACCATTGGTGAAGAATATGTTAATGCCATACTTGATGTGTAACGTAAATACAATTGCAGTCATTACATAACCTTTCATCTTTGAATACTTAGCACCTTCAAATTCTTTGTTCCTTACATTGGTGTAACTACCATCAATAATTATTGCGAAGTAATCTAAATCATCAGCACGTGCCAGTTCTTTCTTGAATCGTGCATGACCTTTTCCAAGTGTACCGAATAGATCTGCACAGCTCTTTCTTTCTAATGCGAATTTATCTTCATGTCCTTCAATAGAATAGTCACCAGTCTTCAAACCTTTTCGTTCAATGTTACCAGTTCTCCACAATGGTTCCTGTTCTCTAGAATCTACTATTATCTTGTAGTCAGTTTTAATCTTTCTCAACTCCTTTGGTCCTTGCTTCTGCAATCTTTACATATTCTTCTTCTCTTTCAAATCCTATAAAATTAAAATCTTCACTCTTTGCAGCCATTCCAGTTGTTCCGCTTCCGATGAAAGGGTCAAGAACTATTCCGTTCTTTGGTGTTACTAATCTTACTAAATATCTCATTAGCTTTAATGGTTTTACAGTTGGATGCATGTTGGATTCAACACCAATATTCCTTTCTGCCTTGCTCGTCTTCGCACAATAGAAGAATCTGGAAGCACCACCAACATCATTATGTCCTCTTTCTGATTTATAATTCAAATCACCAGTTCCATAAACTTCACTATCATCAAAGCCTCTTCCCATTTTAGATTTTTTAGATTTTGTAGTTCCACTCTGTTCATCTAGTAATCTTCCAGCTTCCTCGTCAAGGATTATGTTCGCAGGGAAACGACCTGTTGTTGATACACTCCCTGAAGGTCTCTTTAAATCAGTTCCATTAAAAACTTCTTCATCAGTTCTTCCTCTTCTAATAAAACCGGCTTGTGGATTTACTCTTTCTTCAGTTCCAATCCTACACGCATCGATATTAATACCGCCAGTACCAAACTTCAAAACATTACTAGCAACAGTCTTCTCACCTAAAGGTTTACGAGCAACAACGATAGGTTCGTGTGCTGGTTTAAGAGCAGTACCCCAACCATCCCACTTTTTTGCATTGTCAGTTTTTGGGATTGTAATATCCCATTCTTTTTGAATACCAATTCCGAATTTTGATTCTTTAGCATTTCTACCATCTTTACCAACAACATCTCTTTCTGATTCATTTATCATATAATCATAATCGTCAGATATATTCAAAACCTTTTTTAATTTTTGCCACTCATCTTTTGACGGAATCTTATGTCCAGTTTCATAAAAAACAGTTCCACCGATATTATAATATTTATTCTCACATAATTCTCCCAGTTGCCTTAAATTTAAACCTTTTTTTAATCTATGTTCTTTTATTATTTTACCAATTTTTTTAAATGCCTCTAAAACTTCAGGTTTTTTATCAATCGCTTTCCCAATGTTCAACGATTTTGGGAATCCTGAACCGTACAACCACATTATCTGGTCACGAATTTCAAACCCGCTATCCTCAATATTAATCGCCATACGATGATAAGTACGACTTCCAGCAAAAGAAAGTAAATGTCCACCAGGTTTCAAAACCCTTAAACACTCTTTCCAAATATCAACACTAGGAACGTCATAATCCCATTTCTTACCCATGAACGATAATCCGTAAGGTGGATCAGTAACTATACTATCAACGATGTTGTCTTCCAACTCTTTTAATCCGTCAAAACAATCCATGTTATGGACTTTATTTAATTCTAAATTCATCATCATATCCTCTTTTTAAAAATAAAGGGGAATCTCACCCCAGCTATTGTTCTACTCTACTAACTCAACATCGTATGTTGTTGAACTACCTTCACCAAGTCTCTTAACACTTACTGTTATTTCCTTGTCTTGGTCAGTTCCTCTAAGCACTTGTTCCGCTGCTCTCAAAAACGGAACGCTACTTGTACTTAAAATTAAGTCAACAGGTTTTCCGTCTTGGTTAATTACTGGTGCTTCTAAGAAAGCTTTCATTTCAGTTTCTTCACTTTGGTATTTCTTGCCTTCTCTTGATACTAATTTCCAGCTCTTAAGAACAATCTTTGTTCTAACTCCAATCTCAAACTTGATGAAACTTCCACCTAGCTTTACTTCGTCCCAACTAATTACTTTTTCATTTTTTTCTTGTGTCATATTTTCGACCTCCTAGCCGCAGCTTTGTCTGATTTTTGACTGTGAATGTGAGTGGCGTGGAGACTCAAGGTTTTTGGGAACAAAGAGGGTCCTCCACGCCTATCAGTTGTGAGAGAGGTGATGGGGTTGGATACCCAAAAAACTCACAACATGACTATTAATCAATGAATGGTTCCAACTCCTTCATTGTTTTGTCAAGCACCAAATCATCGATGTCTAATTGCATTGCATCTTCTGCACTGCAATACTTCTTTCCTTTTCCGATGTTTCCAATCTTGGTGTTCTTTATCAAAAAGTGTGTACCCTCACCTAGCTCACTTGCTATTTGGTGTTGGATGCTTGTCTTACTTGCATAACTTTCTGGTGACTTGACATTGTATTCTCTTCCTATTACTGTGATGTCTTCTTCCAACTCTTCCTTTATCATATCGTTGATAAATTCTAGTGGAAATTTTATTGATTGTCTATCAATTATCCTATCCTTAATTCGTTTAAATATCTTTTGGCTAAGCTTAGTTGAATCGTGTTTGATTATTGAAAGTCCTTTTATAATTAATTTATCATCGTTGTTAATTCCAATGTAATGTTTCTTTTTGAACAACCATACTTTCTTGAACACATCATCTATATCCAATTTGAAACTATCCATTGGGAATGGTACGTTGTCTAATATATTTTTTACAATGATATTACATATCTTCTTAAAATCTTCAAGTGTTTTACCATCAGGTATTTGAACGAAACATGAATCAGTGTCTCCATAGATAACATTAAATCCAAGTACTTCAAAAGATTCCTTTGTGAAGTTCAACATTCTCCTCCCGATGATAGTGCAATCACCACTTGTTGTCAGGTTGAATACATTCTTGAATATTGGTGAACCAGATAATCCATAGATAGTATTGATTACAACTTTAAGACTCTGTTCTCTTGGGTCTCCTAACTTCTTGAACTCAACCCGCTTAGTGTATATTGTCTTAAGCACTTTCTCAATCACACCCATTTCATCATCCTTGTAGTTTGTTTGTAACAGACCTTTGAACATTTTTCCACCCTTCCAATTACCATCAGGTGATGGGTTAAACAAATTACACATCATCATAATGTGTGGGTATAGTGAACTGAAATCTGCATATACTATCTGACCTTCTGCATAGGAAACCGTGGGGTCCAATACGAATCCACCATGATTAACTGGTTTGACTTCCTTTGCTTCCTCATCGTCTTCAAAGTCCAGGTTGAATCCTGCCAAGTGTGATAATACTGAGTAAGCGTAACTTCCGAAACTTGTCCTGATGTAATTAAGGTTCATAATATTCTTATCATTCACGTACTCTTTATACGAATCAAAGTATTCAACATAGTATTCAAACAACTTACGTGTCAATAATATATCCTTGTATAGGTATTTGTATATTTCATCCAATTCTTCCTTAGTCCATTCGTCCTTCTGGAATATTCTATAATCAATATCTCCTTTAGTAGTTTTGAATCCAAGAGCCTCGCAGACAGTTTTCAACTTCCTGTTAGGTAATGTAGCCATTGGTTTCCCATTAGGCATTTTAATATAAGCTTCACGATTAGGTCTCTTCCTCGCATGGTCATATAATACTTTCAAACCATCGAAGCAGATTTTGTATTCCATCTCGTAGCCATTGTTCATCATAATTGGTGCATCGAAATCTTTGTTGTTAAATCCTATTAATATTCTATGTTCATCTATCAGTTCTTGTATCTTATGATGTTCATCTTTGTGTAACAGGAAGTATTTTTCATGCAGGTATGAGTAGCATCCAAAGAATTTCATCTGTGCTGTTTCAATATTCAAACCATCTGTTTCAATATCAAATACCAAACAACTTCTTATGGCTGGTTGATTCAACACAACTTCATTATCCGTTTTGTATTCAGCTACTTTCATTCTTCTTCCACCTCAAACTTCTCTTCAACCACATCTTTCTTAAATTTAATACCAGTCCAAACTTTTGTCAACACACCACCATTACTTTTGACACTTTGATTGGACCCAATCTCCACCAATTTGGGGTTACGTTTCTGTGGACTCTCAGGTACACATTTATGTTCACGACAATACTCAGTGTATGCTCTGTTCAAATTATCAACAGGTATATTATCAATACCTGAGTATTCAATTTCATCATCTAAGAACGCTGCGAAACTACTTGCCTTCCTTATCCAAGTCTTTCTCATTGTCTCATTAGTTGTACTAATACTGAATTTGTTGTTAGTTCTCAGTCTTTTCAATCCTTCCAATGCCCATGTCAACAGACCAGTCATTTCTTTTGATGTTGATATTGTGTCAAGTATTCTCTTATCTGCTTTCTTATCCATCTTATCGATTGGATTGTCAATGAATTGGTAAGGGAAGTCTATTAGTATCCATCGTTCCCAGAACCCAGGACTCGTATCGTTCACGTATGGTAACTGGTTACATGCGAAAACCATTTTTGCATAGTTCTTGAACTCAATTGCTGTTAGGAATTTCCTGTCAGCTGTTAGAGTATCTTCACCAGTTACTTGTTTGAACATTCCTGTTTCTTTTAAATCTGAGTCACTCAAATCTCCAGATAGATTTGCCAGTTTGTTATGTAATTTTGATGTTATGAAGTTGTCAACTCCAATTTTCTGTAGAGGTATTGAACATGTGTTTACTTTTCCAATAAACATTTCCATTAGATTTAATGTCTTACCTTTTCCATTACGTCCAGTTCCTAAGAACATGAATGCGTGTTGGTACTTGTAATCTCTTAATAATAAATATCCGAATAGTTCTTGTATTACTCTCTTGTCTTTCTCATCAATTAATATACTATCAAAGAAATCCAATATCTTTTCTGGTTTAATCAATGGGTCGTACACGATTTGTATCTTGTTAAAGAATCTATACTTCGGTGTGAATGATTCCAGTTCTAATTTTTCTAAATCTAACACACCATTTAATACTGGTATCTTGTTTATGTTTTCGTTGATAAAAAAGTCATCAGCATTTATCGCTGTGTCTGCCATTATCTTTTCTATTACTTGTTGAACGAATCCTATTTTATATAACTGTCCTAATATTTCTCTACAGAACTCTTTGATGTAACTCTTTCCTTCTGGTACATATATTCCTTCTTTGTAGACCCATATTTCTTGTTTCTCATCGCTTCTTATTGTATAGATGTTGTGCATCTTTACCAATTCATGTGCTAATGATTCACTTGCCTCGTGCCTTGTCTTCATGTCACCATATTTAGTTAGCACGTCAATCTTATAATCATCTTTTAGACCTGCCATTTCTGCCAATGCTTTCTTTGATGTTGTGAAGCTACAATTGTTCATTTTCATGTGTAGTTGGAATAACCCACCGTGCTGTCCACAATGGAAGCAATTCCATACACTATCTGTATATGAGAAGCACTGTCCTCCTTCACTTGTGTGACCTAATGGACACATTCCAGGATTTTCTTTATGGTCTAATAAATCTCTGATGTCAATTTTCTCTTTTATTGCTCGGCATACTTCATCTGTTTCGTATTCCAGAGCCTTTTTCTTCTTCCCATCTTCTCCTACTATTATAACATCGTCTTGTACATTCTTTAGAATTTCACATATCATGTTATATGGTATTGTTGCAATTTCTCTTGGGTTTACTATTTTATAATCTCTTCCGTTATCCAATACTGTTCCAGGTCCAATTACTTGTGTCCCTTTCCCTTGGAAGTCAAATATACGTTCTCCTTTCTCATTATCTGCTCTGAATCCTTTTGGTGTGTCTACACCTGTCACGTGGAAGTAGAAGTGATACAGACCTTTTCCTGCAGTCTGTGTTGTAAATGTGTTAGTTACCTTTTCAATTTGTAGAAGTTTGTTTTGTATTTTTTCGTTATCGCAGTCGATAACCATTAGATTGTTGTTACCGCATAATACACCGTACTTTGTGATTCCTTTGGTTTTTATTTCATCGTAATCATAATTAGCAATTGATGTCCAACCTGTTTCTATTGGTCTTTTTTCATTGTTTACTATTATGAATCTCTCGTTCTTCAGTTGTTGTGGTATCTCCATTTTTAGTATCCTCTTTTTTTAACTCATCACTTTTTGTTTCTTGGTTCCCTACCCAACCATTACTATTTCTTTCGGGATTTCCTTTCCACTTGTAAATTTTAATAAATCCATCTTCTTCAAAATATTCAAATATAATAGAATCAAACATTTGTAAATTTAAATTGTCTATCATCTTCTTTGGAATGAATGTTGCTCCATCCCTTTTTGTCCTTGCTATCTTCATAATTCTATCCAAAACATTTTAGTTTATAAACTTTTCTAGTCTAGAGAATACAAGACTTACCAAACTTACCAAATAACCCCTATATTATTTTAATACTAAGAAAAGTATAATATATAGTAGGAAAAAAATAATGCCATTATTTGGTAAGTCTTGTAAGTTATCGAGGACAGAAAATAAAGCATAGTCTGTAACATATATACCAAAATGATTTTAAGAGCAAAATAGGAAGGTTTATATAGTAGTATGCCTATTAATACTATTATGGTTAAAAAATTTAAATCAATCAATGTTAGTGAAGAGACTTATGCTAAATTATTGCAGAAAGGTTCTATGGCTGATACATTCGATTCTTTAATATCTAAACTTCTGGAGGAAGATAATGAAAGCGATAAATTTTGAAGGTAAGAAATTACCGTTATGTTATACTAAAAGAATTAGCAAGATAAAAATAATTAAATGTGTAGAAAGAGTGAAAAGAATAAAGATTGTTGAACAAAACAATACATGTGAGAAGTGTAATAAAAGATTTACAAAAGGTTTGTTAGAAATAGACCATATATTTCCAATATCACTTGGTGGTTCAAATGATGTTGATAATTTACAAATACTTTGTAAAGGATGTCATTCAATCAAAACAAGAAAAGATTTTAAAATAATAAGTTTATCAAAACAGTCAGGTTTTGTAAGAAAAGGTGGTTGTTACTGGTTTTTATACATAACACCAATAGAATCACTGCATTTTTATAATTATATGAGTGCTATGTTAGACAAAGTCAAAAGTGTAGAAGAGGTGTAGAAGGTGCATAAGCTAATTAGTGGAGCAAAAGCACATAAATTAACACCAGCTGAGAAATTAAAAGGTGCTGTTCAGTCGACACAGAAGAAGAAAATGGCTGCACAGTTGAGAGAGCTTAAGAAAAAAGGTCTATCAGATGCAGTTGCCAAAGAAACTATCGAGATGATGTTGAATCCAGATTACTCAGCATTACAGATAATTCAAAGGATTCAAGCACTTGACCAATCAGTTGGTGACACAAAAACATTTCAACAATCAGAACGATTAGTGAATATGATTTCCAACTTTCATAAATTGCATCATGGCGACAAGCAAATCAACACAGTTAATAACACTCAAATTAATATACTTACTGACCAGGACATGTCAGAGATATTGGGAAGGTTGAAGAAATGAGTGATGATAATGTTTTAACAATTGAGAGATTTGAAGAAGCATTTGAAGAATATAAAAAATATAATTATGATAAAAAACCTGTTGGTATAGATATTACTGGTAGATTTTATACTCAAAAAGAAATGGATGAAATAAGGGATGGTGGGAAGAAATGATATTAGATATATTACTTTGGATTTGTGTTATTATGTTAATTATTAGTAATCACATGCAAGGTAAATTTATGTTAGAGTTTTATAATGAATTCAATTGGTTTAGGAATGAGAAAAAATGAACGGATACAAAATATTTGGAATAGTAGTATTGATATGCCTCTTTTTTATTGGTGGATACATCACTGGCTGGATAGCTAACGAGGACACAAATAATTATATATGTGATACGAGCAATAATGTTAAGGTCGTGTATGATGTTAGCAAGTGTCCAGTAGCTGAGGAATTGGATTTAAAGGGATGCTCAAGTATGTTGATTGATGCAAACGAGGCATTGAGGGATTATGATTATTACAAGGAGAATATCAGATGACTGAGATGCCGAAAGCACGTCTTTTTGATGTACAAACAAAAAACAAAGTATTAACTATAGAAAAAGTATGTTGGAATCTTGACCGACTCGCACAGCTGAGGTGGATAAGAGAACAAATTGGTGCAGATACTACATTAACAACAATAGGTAATGTATGCAAACAAATTGACGAAGAGCTGGAGGGTGGAAAATGACTGATATGCCGAAGATAGGGAAAATGCCATCTGATTTAAACTATAATGTCAAACTTAATTTAGATACTGACCGACTCTTACAGCTTAAATGGATAAGAGATAAATTAGCTAACCATTTTAATCAATTTGAAAATGAAAGAAGTGATTTTCCTTTATTGGATATAGTAAAGGAACTTGACAAAGAGCTGGAGGGTGGAAAGAATGATTGAATTATTTTGGTTATTTATTGGTGCAGGATTAGTTACTAGAGATATAAGATTATCTTTTATCTGTACTCTATTTGCAGCTCTCTTTTTAGCAACTGAGGTGTTTTTATGACTGAGATGCCAAAAGTAAATATTTTTAAGGTTGCTGGTGGAAAAGAGTTTTGTTTTGATTCAGTTTGCAAAAATGAAGACCGACTCGCACAGCTTAGACATATAAGTGAAACAAGATTGGTAGATGTAATTGAGATTATGAAGGAAGGGTGTTTTAATGTTGCTATGAATGAATTGCTTTGTATAAAACAAGAGATTGACCAAGAGCTGGAGGGTGAAAAGTGAATATAATAAGAAAGTTTTGTGACGCTTGGAAATTATGTGGAACTAAACATGATTGGATTCAATGTAGGAAAAAACCAATAACAATTAAAGCAATAAAAATGGATAAAAGTTTCACTGTCGGAACTAGAGAGGGTATGATGGATGGAAAAGCTGGTGATTATCTTCTTGAAGGTATTGAAGGTGAAGTATATCCATGTGATAAAGATATATTTTTGAATAGTTATCTTGATATTCGTAGAAGAAAAATAAAAGAGCTGGAGGGTGGAAATTGATTGACTTTGTTAAATTAAATAAACAACACGAAAAATGGTATCGTGAATCCTTGGAGATGTTACCTTACTGGGAAAGAGAAAAGCAGGAGGAAGAATGAAGATAATAGAATTAGAATTAGTGGATGGTGAAAAGTGAAATTATCAGTTAGAATATTTTTATTAATAATTATAGTACCATTATATTTACTATCTTTGTTATTAACTCCTATTGTCTGGTTACACGGAAAGATAGAAGAGTTTGTTGTAGAACTTTATGAAGGTGCAAGATGAGTGAAGAATATGGAATTATTTTAATTTGGTACATAGCATTAGGTACTGGTTTTTTCATAAGGGGTTTATTTAAATGACTTGTAAAAAGTGTAATGGAAAAGGAAGTTACATGTATGACGAACATCACATACAACCTTGCGAAGTATGTTGTAAACATGACGGAGGTTTCTGGTTATTAGAAGAACACTACGGAGAAAACAACGGAAAACTTTGTTGTAAACAAGGGTGTGGTTTTACTAAAGAGCTGGAGGGCGAGAAGTGAGCTGCCTAAAATGTGGCGAGTGCTGCAAGTGGCTGACATTCACAATACCTGGAGTATGCAGGAATAAAGTATTAAAAGAATATTACCTTAAACATGGCTGCAAGTTCAAAGGCAACCTATTATTAGTGCCAATGCGATGCCCACAATTAAATGAAGACAACACTTGTAAGATATACGAGGACCGACCATTATTGTGTAGGGCATTCAAAGGACAATCAAAGAGTAGCACGTCAGACTATTTTGTGCCTGACTGCTGTGGGTATAAGAAGTGAAATACACATACAAACTAGAACAGGACGGACTTATTGTTGCAGAGGTTAGTGCAAACACTAAGGCTCAGGCAGATAAAGAGATTACTCATTACGCTATGATGTACTCGCAAGATGGTCCTGTTAGAATAATCAAATGAAATTCAGTGACCCAACATCCTAAAGTGGTATGTAAAAGTGCCGTTGGGTTATTTATAATCACGAAATGACACTTGTAAAACAATCGCATGACGGGTGTTGGAACATCCATCAAGTAAGGCGACCAGACTTTCACATTATATGCTAAAACCGCCGAGACAGTCTCCCTGAAAAGGGGATAAGGTCAAGAGGAAGCTGAGGCTAAGTAGTTGTCTGGTTGTGTCACGTGAATATCCGCGAGATATCGGTTTCCTGGAGAGGAAGTAAACAATACTCAACTACTAATTTAGTACATATTAGTAGTTATTAGTATTTGGACGTAAGGGCGGAATAGAAGCGTCGCCACACACCAGACAGAGTGTTGAAAAAGGAGATGTAGGTGCGAATCCTGCTGCGTTCATTATCTCTTGGGAGAAGACTGGGTAGTCTGCGTACGAAGAAGGGTTCGAGTCCCTACCTTGAGAACATACGCATTTTTGGTCTAGTGGTATGACGTGAGGCTTCCAACCTCGAGATAAGGGTTCGATTCCCTTAAGATGCATTGGTAGGGTATGCTGCCAACAAAAGGTACCGAAAGGTCAGTATTTTAATCCGGTATAATAGCTGGGCAATTAGTACTGGCCACATACCATTTGGCATACTGGCTTAATGGCAGAGCAGTTGGTTTGTAACCAACAGGTTATGGGTTCAAATCCCATGTATGCCTTAGTAATAATGGGGGTTTCCTCTTGTATGGTACTCTAGGCAAGGAGGTCGCAATTGACTAAGTCGTACGACTTTGCAGTTGTGTAATGTCAAAAACAGGTCAAGCTGTTTACCCTATTACGCTTACAAAAAAAAGAAGATGGTGTTTAGTGAAAGGGTTGATATAGGACAAGTGAGAGCCCTGATAGTACAATATCAAACTGACAGACCAAAGCTAATTGCAATACTACGTAAGGTATTTGAGAACCCAGAAAACATAGACACATTCGCATATTTCTTTTTCCCTGAAACAGTAACAAACACAATACCTGAATTCCACATGGAGTTATACAGAGAGTTATTCGATAAAGAGAACAACGCCTTTGCAGCACCAAGGGGACATGGTAAGTCATCACTAACAGGTATCGTATTCTTAATATTCTCAATACTAAACAAGATGGAGAAGTACATTGTATATATATCACAGAATCACTCCAAGACAGTACAGTTCCTTGACCCTATTAGGTACGAGTTCAAGAATAACAAATTATTGAAATTCGTATATGGGGACCTTTCCATGAAGACCAACAAAGACGAGGATGGTAGAGACAGAGAAGACTGTTTCGATGTTAATGGAATTAGGGTTGAGGCTGTATCCTTTGAGAAGAATCTTAGGGGTTTCAAGTACGGTAACATGCGACCTACATTAATTATTGGTGATGATATTGAAGATGATACACGTGTGCTTAATCCTGAGCTTAGGGTAAAGGACCAGAACAAGTTGAACAAGGTTATCATTCCATCACTAGACATAGATGGTCGGTTCAAGATGATTGGAACTATCCTGCACTATGATAGTTTATTAGTGAGCAAGATTAAACTGCATGGCGGTAAGATATTCTCAGCAATTAGTGATGGCAAAATACTATGGGAAGAACGATTCACAGAAGAAAAGCTTGACAAGATTAAACATAACATTGGTAGCATAGCATTCCAGCAGGAGTATCTCAACGACCCAATTGATAATACATCAGCACTAATTAAACGTGAGTGGATTGAGGAATGTTTAGATAAAGATTTAAGTTATAGGGAAGCTCAGCAATTGGAGTACGATTTAAAGTTCCAGGGTACTGACTTCGCATTTAGTGACAGGGTTACTGCAGACAGTAGTGCCTTTGTATCAGTTGGTCAACAGGGAGATAGCATTATAGTATTTGATGTGCAGACAAAACAGGGCATGTCAATATTCGAGCAGATGACATTTCTTAGGGAAGACCTACACGCCAAGTATCAGTACGATAGCTTAGGGTTAGAAGAAAACAGTATCAAATCAATATCCAAGGACATAGACCAGTGGGATATGCCAGTGACATTGTTCTGGACTGGTGCTACTGACCCAGCTAACAAACGAATACCTGGTAAAGATTACGATTTTTTAGGCAAGAGGCATACAGTCGGTAAGATTGCTTTAATCATGCGACTTGGCACTGCCTTTGAAAACAATAGATTTAGAATACCATATAAAACAGAGGAGGATAGAAGAATCACAGACAAATTAATATCCGAGTGTATTTCATACGCATTAGCAGAGGGTAAATTAGTAGAAGCTGGAGTCCATCCAGATATTCCAATAGGATTGGGCTACGCATTAGAACTAATAAATAATTACAACGCTGTGATAATAGATTTTTAATGGCAGGAGATATGACCTTTATGGATTGTCCATATTGTGAGAGAAACGTGGTGAATTACAAACCCACAGGAAAGTACAAAGTAAAGTCAACAGCCAGAAACGTAATGATAATACAATGTCAGAAATGTTCTGGAGTATTTAGGGTAACATACAAGGGTAGACCTTTGTTATGGGACGATATGACAAGAGACGAGAAAAGAAGTTTTACGGTTAAAGCGTGGAACGAGGAGCGAATGAAAAAATGAAATTAACAATAAATGTTAGAGAACATGAGAGTTTTGTCCTTGAAGGGACACCAGTAGAAATATTTATACTTTTTTGTAGTATGGCAAAAGAAGATTATAAAACAAGTAAACGAGGAAAAAGAAAATGAAAGCAAAAGAATTGGAAACTTTAAAGAAAATGTTGAATAAATACAGCACACCTGAATTGTACTACATCAAAGAGTATTGTGGTACATTAAGAATGTTAAGATGTAAAGAAAACGAATTAACAAAACAAGCAGCAAGAGAAGAGGAAAAGAAATGAAAGCACACGAATTTGAATGGAATGCAGAGACAAAAGAACTCTCTGAAGTAAGACGAGGCAGTGAACTAATTGACCAAAAACAACAGAAAGTAGAAGGGTCATTTATTAACAGAACAACATATCCAGAACACACAGCAAGGAACTTAATAGCAGAACTTACTAGACAAGTTAGAGATGCAGACGTACAAATTAAGGCAATGGAAAACACTAACAAGCAACTGGAAAAAGATTTGAAACCATTGGACAAAGCATTCTTTGAGAAGTTCAAAACTTGTATGGCACGTATGGGAATTGATAAAAATGAAGAAGGAATGCAAAATAGTAAAGAGCAACATGCGGACTTAACAAGACAACTTGCAGAACTAAAAGAAGCAATGGGTGGGGATTTTTAATATTAGTTTTATAAACTAAAACAACATTTACCTTAATATCCCTTTACATTTATGAATATTTTCCAAAAAGCAATGAGCAAGATTGGTATGAAGTCAGAGCCAATATTAGATAGTGACAACACTAACCAAGTAATGCCTTCAGACACAATGGCTTTCTTGAACATGAAGTCTGATTCATCAGAAGGAGATATATTCAAGGCATACATTCCGAATTTCTTATATAAACCCCCATACGGAATGCCTCGTAAAGTGGATACCCCAGGTCTTAAGCGGTTATCACGTAACCCTTACATTTTTTCTGTTATTAAAACATTGTCAGATGGTGCAGCAACAACACCATGGTCAATCAAAGTTAAAGACGAATTCCAAGAAGATGGTACAGACCATGAGGAAAATATTGACACAGTAACTAAATTCTTTAGAAACCCTAACGGAAATGAGGAGAGCATGGGTCATTTACTTAGAGCATTAGTGACTGATATTTGTGAATGTGATAGTGGAGTTATAGTTAAGATTTTTAACAGAGCTGGAGAGTTCAAACAATTATTTGTGCGTGATGGAAGTTTATTCTTAAAGAATCCAGACATTTATGGTTACATGGGTGACAAGGCAGATTTCATGGAGCCATTACCAGATGGATTTAATGATTTAACTGTTAAGTTCCAAGACGGAAAAGCAGTAGCAACTAACAGGTCTCAACAAGAAACAGTAAACAAATATAACGAATTATACAGATACGATGCAGCATACTTCCAATATGGATGGACAGCTGGTTCAATGCCTGTACCATTCGGTAAAAGGGAGTTAGTTTATATTATGCAGAACCCTCGTGGTGATTCAATCTATGGTAGAAGTCCAATTGAAATGCTAGACGAGATTATTAGAAATTTATTGTACGGTGTTCAGTTAGGTCTTGACCTATACGAGAGCAACAACATACCAGATGGTATTATTACATTACTTGGTGCTAACGCTGGACAGATTAAACAGTACAGAGAAAACATGGAGAACAAATTCAGATTCACAGATGAGTTTGGTAAGAACCGTAAGAAGTTTAATTCCATACCTGTAACATCTGTACCAACAGAGTTTACACCATTCCAGATTTCCTCAAAGGATATGGAAATGATTCAATCACAGCAATGGTTCACTAAAGTATTATGGATGTGCTTCGGAGTTACAGCAGATGATATGGGATTCACTGAAGATTCAAGTAAGAATGTTAGTGAAGGACAAATCAGTAATGCTAAGCGTAAGGCACTTAAACCAATCCTAGAAACAATTGCATATCACATTAACACACAAATTATACCAGAATTCTTTGCTACTGGCAGAGAAGTTCCAGACTTCGGTGATACACCACTAGAGTTCTGTTTTGACCAATATGACTTCGGTGAAGACAAGCAGAAACACGATATACTAGAACAAGAAATTCGTATGCAAATCAAAACACCATTAATGGCAGCAGAAGAAATGGGAATAAACATTGATGAACTTAAAGAAGGACAAGCAGAATTAATGGAACAAGAAGTTGATAAGTTTGAACGTATGCAACCTCCTCAACAGCCTGGTGCTAGTAATTTCCCACCAAAGAAAGGTGGAGATAAAAAGGGACCTGAAAAGGAAGTTAAGAAACCTGACAAGGGTAAACCAGAACCTAAGAAGGAAGCAGAAGAGAAATCTTTAGAAGATGATGCTATTAAGAAAATTGATAAATATATTGATGGAGTTGAAGATGCTTTACTTCAAGCAATAGATAAAAATGCACAATGAACGAATTAGAACTAAAGGGTATAATCGAGTGGATAACAGAGCAGATAGATAATATACTAAACCTCGAATCACTTGCACCTGAACTTGATGCATTGACAACTTCTAAATACCAAGATGGAATGGAAAAACTTGGTGTTAAATTAGACATGAATTTTATACCTCAAGAGGATAATCTTAGGTTACTACAAGAAACTATGGTTGATAATATAAAGAATCAAGGCATGGAAATCACTCATAACATCAAAGGTGAACTGAAACGATGGAAGCTTAATGATGAAAGTGTTGCACAAGCTAAGACAAGGATAAGGGAAGCTATGAAGAAAGGCAAATGGAGTCACAAGGTTAAACGTGTAGTGCGTACTGAAACTCAACGTGCTAATAACATGGGTACTCTTGATGGTGCTAAACAATCAGGGTTAGATTTAAAGAAATGGATTGATATTACTGATGATAAACGTACATCAAATATTTGTAAGAAAGAACACGCTAAGTATGGTAGCAAAGAAAATGCTATTGCGTTAGATAAAGAATTTATCGTTAAGGTAGATAACAAAACATACAGAGCTCAGGCTCCACCATTTCATCCTAACTGCAGGTCAGTGTTACGGATAGTGAGGGTTGAGGAATGAGACCAATATTATTTAACTTTGAAATTGGTAATGCAACACCAATAAACTGGAAGGATAATATGATAGAGGTGAACGAATGATAGTAACAATCTCATGGGATTTATTCCATTTAAAATATTTCAATCAGAACACAATATTCTTTAAAGAGGATGAATACTCTTGGTTCTTCTATACATCAGATGACAGGTTTGTAATCAAATGTGTTGTTAATAAGTTTGAATCACAAGAGGAAAACATTATGTTTATTGATAGATTCTTAAGAGGTGGACAGAACATTACACCTGCACTAGATATTGATGAACAAACAAAAGAAGTTATTGATAGTAATGAAGAAGCATCTGAAGTCGTTGAACCATTAGAAGAAAATGGAGGTACAGATGACGAAACAGAACTTTGATATTAAAGTTGATGCTGCAAGTGCAACTATTACTTATATTGGTAAGGCTGCAAGAGGTTCTGCTGCAAGTGCTAGTGTATGGCAAATCAAACGAGTAGATACTGGTACTTTAGCTGCAGATATTACTTGGGCTGATGATATTGATAAGTTTGAAAAGGTTTGGAATGATAGGGCGGGGTATTCGTACTAATGGCACTCCAAGTTAAATATGATAAGATTCTTGATGAAGTACGTGAAGATGATTTAGGTGGTTTAACTAATCCATTACAATTTAAAGGAGCAATAAATGTTAATTCTGATTTCCCAACATCTGCAGAAGTAGAGAATGGTTGGTTTTATACTATAGGTACTGATGTTACTGATGATGATGCTAGTAAAACTAATACTGGTGATTCTTTCTTAAAGTATGACGAGATTGCTTGGAATGGTACTGACTGGACTTTAATGGGTAATAACTTTGATACTTCTATATTAGCTAAGGTAGATTATATATTTGAAGATGTTTCAGAGAGAGATACTTTTTTTACTGCTAATCCTCATTTATTAATACAAGACGCAACAATCAGGATTAAAGATATTACTCCACCCTCTGTATTAGATGTTTATACAAATGCTTGGGGTGCATACTCTCTTAGAAAATTAAAGAGTGGAATTACTGACGTTGTAGAAGTACGACGTGATGGTAGTTCACCTGCAACAGAAAGTTTTACTCCTACTGAAATTAATGATGGGACATTACTTGCTTGGGTTACTACTGATGGTGGTACTGAAGGTTTTGTTTCTAAACTCTATGACCAAAGTGGTAATGGATATGATGTTACACAAGGTACTGCTGGATATCAAGGCAATATAGTTATTTCAAGTGCCATAGTTACATTAAATGGAGAACCTGCAATTAAATTTGTACAAGCTGCAGCGACATTGAGTAGGGCTGGAATACCGGCAACTGATGTGACAACATCTTCAATATACTCAGTATTTGGTTGGGATAGTGTTGAAGCTTATGAAGCAGCATTTAGATTCTATGGTAGTCCTAAAGTATGGATGATTAGAAGAAATGCTACAAATGCAACAATTCAATGGTATTTATCAGGACTTGCTAATGGTATAATAAATGTAAGTGCTCAGAATTTAATAGATGCACACGCAAACCCAACTGGAATAGATTGTAATTTAAATAATTCAACTGATGCTACTATAACTACAGCTACTAATGGTACTGGTACAAACCAAATAACTGTAATGGGTGCTTTAGGATATTGGCAAGAACTGATAATATATGCAAATGATAAGGCATCTGTTAAAGCTTTAATACGAGCAGATTTAAATTCACACTATGGAGTTTACTAAGATGGGCGATTTCTATACTCAAAGATATAATTTAGCTGGACTTGCTTGGGTTACTATATCTCCAATCATGGACCATAATGATACTGACAGTAAACAAGGTGGAACTACTGACCAATATTATCACATGACTTTAGCAGAAGATACTTGGTTAAATACTGTATCAACAGAAGTTGCTGCAGCAAATGTATTAGATAAAACTGCAACAGAAAGTATTACTGCAACTTATACTATTGAAACTGGCAACGATTTAATAATTACTGATGCACCAACAGCAGACACTCATGCTGTTAATAAGGCATACTCAGACCCTCACGCTAAACTTACTTATATATTTGAAGGTATTGTTGAAAGAGATACTTTTTTTACTACTAATCCACATTTATTAGTTACTGATGCATTAATAGCAGTTAAAGACCTTACACCTCCACCTGGATTAGTATTAGATGATTTCCCTGGTGCAGAGTTTGGTTTTGCATTAATACAATTAAGATATGGTGTAACTAATGTTGTCAGAGTAAGACGTTCTTCTGATAATGCTGAAGAAGATTTTACACCTGATGAAATTACAGATGGAACTTTAACTACATTTACTGGTGCTGGTGATGGCTTCGTTGTAACTTGGTATGACCAATCAACGAATGGAAATGATGCTACTAATGCAGTTGCAGATAGACAACCACAAATAGTTGATACTGGTGCTTTAATATTAAATAGTAAAGGTTCAGCAGGACTTTTATTCAGACCTAGTGCTTTAGTAATGTCAGGAATTTCACCATGGACTGATAACACAGTTACTGCAATGGTTGAAGCAAACCAAAGTGACCCAGGATATTATTTCACTACTGAACTTAGTGTTGTAACTGGTGTAGCAACTAGAATACAAACAGTATCACCAAGATTTTATCAAGGTGGTGCTACTTTCTTCGCAATACATGATATAACTGTTGATGTTAGTGAACAAATTACTTCAGCTTCAATATCAGCATCAACTTCAGCATATATTGAAGGTAGTTTTGATTCTTCAAATGCAGGTAATCAACCAACTGCAGGTTCTTTTGATTCTCCTACAATAGGTGGTACAAGTACTACTGGAGATTTTGATGGAATAATAACTAATATAATCGCATGGCCTGATGGGAAAGATGCAGGAGACGTTGCTACAATTACGACAGCACTTGCTCCGTAAGTAGAGGATTTTAAGATGGCAGATTTAATATTTCAAAGGTATGACGGAGCAGCGTGGGAAACCATATTTGCAAAAAGAGGTAAAATAAATTCAGTATCAGTTAAGACTGCAGATTATACTTTAATAGAAACTGATTATACAATAGTTGCAGATGGTACAAGTAACACAGTAGATATTACTTTACCAGCAAGTCCAAACACTGGACAGATATTTAATGTTAAATGTAAGAATAGTACGTTCACAGTTACAGTAGCAAGGAATAGTAAAAACATTGATGGAGATGCTAGTGATGTAACTCTAATTGAAGATGAAAGTGTAACACTACAGTACGATGGTGTTGACTCTTGGTGGATATTATAAGGAGAAAAATATGACGGAATTACGAAAATTAACTTTATACGATAGTAGTGGGAATGAAATAGGTTCACATTTACAAACAGATGGTGATTATCATTTAGGTACTACTATAACACAATCAGTAGATGAAGACACAAACAATTCAAGTACCACAAATTTAACAGCTGGTAACTCATATACATTTACTGGAACAGGAACAAGTACATTAGGTGTTGTAGGACTACAATGGAATTTAAAGACCGACCAAAACGCAACTGTTTATATTGAACAATCAGATGATAATACTAATTGGGATATATCGGATGCTTTTAATTATAAAGTTGGTCATTCATCAGGTGGAAATACTGTTCAAGCAGTAACTGCTTATTGGAGGATTAGGGTAGTGTTAGTAAACAGAATTGATACAACATATTTTAGATTAGCAGGAGTACTATGTCCTATTGCTGAACCATTACCAAGAGCATTAAGTCGCGATGAAAGATTAAAAACGGAAAGTTCTATAGTTGGTGCTGAAAACACAGATAGACACGCATGGGTAAGTCCAACAAGTACCTTAGCAGTTAATCCACAGGTAAGACTTGTAGGTCATAGTTTTAGTGGTTCAACTAAAGATACAAATTTCTGGACGGAAACAGTTACTAATGGTGGTACAGTAGACCAAGTTCCTGGCGAAGTAAAAATAACAACTAATACCACAGCTAATGGAACTGCCAGATACCAGTCAGTTCATAAAGGTAGATTTGTTGCAGGACACCCTAATTTATTTACTTGTGGTGTAAGTTTTAAGACTGCTCTTACTGCTAACAATATAAGACGTATTGGTGCTTATGATGGAACTGAAGGGGTAGATGGTGATGGATATTATATTGAATTAGATGGCTCTACTTTTAGTATTGGAACAAGAAAAGCAGGAACAGATACTAGGGTTTCAAGTGGAAGTTTTAATGGTGCTTTAGGTTTAACTTGGACACCAACTGCAGATACTTATTACAAAATAGATATAGAGATGACACCAATGAGTACTTTTTGGTATGTTAATAAAAAACTATTACATACTTCGGCAGGTGGACACCAAACTGGAACAATGACACTTCCAGTTACAATGGAATGTAATAATGATAATGATGCAACGGCAGATATAGAATTACACTGCATTGGTGCATTAATACTAAGGGAAGCAGAACTAAAAACTGAAGCAGTGTTTAATATATTGCAGGTGCTTCAACTAATGTGATAAAGTATGGAGCAGGTACTTTACATACTATAGTGAACAACGATAATTCAGGTTCTGTTATTGTTTATGATAATACTGCAGGAAGTGGGACAATAATTGCAAGTATAGATTTAGCAAAAGTATTAGGGACATTAACATTCAATGCTCCTTTTAGTAATGGATTAACAATAGTAACAACAGGAGCAGGTGCAAAGATAACTGTTACCTATGAATGAAGATGAAAATAATAGAATATAACACAGAAGAAGAAGCTTTAGCAAGAAGCAAAGTAGAAGCGTACAAGAATGGTTGTGATGCAACAACTACTACTCAATACTGGTGGGCTGTTCAAGAAGGCACTAACAGTAAATGGGGTTTAAGGGTTGGAGACACAGAAGTAGCTGAAGATACTATTGAAGTTAGTGAAGAGTGGTTTAAACAAGAAGAAATAGAAGAGTAAGGAAAAACACATGGTAGAGAATTTAACGATAGAATTAACAGCAAAGGATATAATGGGACACTTCGATAGAATTCACAAGAAGCAAGATGAAATTCACGACGAAGTAAAGAAAACAAATGGACGAGTAACAAGAATAGAAGCAAAAAGCGTTGGTGTATGGATTGCAGCAAACCCTTTTAAGTTCACATTTTACACATTAATGACTTTAGTGTTGTTAGTTAGTGACACACGAGGACCAATATTATCAGCCATTGCAGGACTGTTTTAATATTAGTTTTATAAAGATAAAAAACAATTGGTGATATATGGTAGACAAAAAAGACATTTTAGATGCGAATAATTCTTATGAATTTAATACGGACACTATTTCTTTTGCAACTGTAGAAGTTAAAGGGCAGAAGAAACATTACGTGACTGGATATATCTCAACACCAGATATTGACCTATATAATGATTTGATTACTGAAAAAGGATTGAAATCAATGTTACGTCAAATCGAAGCTGGAAACATTACATTAGATTATGAACACGAGGCTTGGAGAGATGATAATACAATTTTACCAGTAGGAAGAATCACAGAGGCTAAAATAGACTCGAAAGGGCTTTGGGTTAAAGCGGAAGTGAATAAACACTCGCCGAAATTTAAAAGCCTATGGGGCAGTATTAAAGATGGATTCATTAATGCGTTCTCAATAGCGTTCAAGGCTACACAGACAGTAACTAAAGTAATCGGAGATGCAGAAGTACGTATGATTGAAGATTTGGAATTGTTGAATGTTGCAATGACTGGTACACCAGTTAATAACGCAGCAACAATGACAGGATTTTCATTTAAGTCAGCGATGACTAAAGCATTAAACGATATGGATACAATTGAAGGTGGCGAGGATAAAGAAACAATTGTAATATCCAAATCAGACTTCAATAATTTAACGGAGGAAAAAATGACAGATAAAATAGAAAAGAAAGATGAAGCTCAACCTGAAGTTCAGCCTGAAGTTAAGGAAGAAGTAAAGGAAGAAGTGACAGAGGAATCTAAGGAAGAAGAATCCAAAGAGGAACCGAAAGAAGAAGTAAAAGAAGAAGAGGTAAAAGAAGAAGTTGAAGAAAAATCAACAGAAGCTTTACTAAGTGAATTAAAATCTCTAAGAGAAGAATTCAAGACAATAAAAGAAAATTTAGTGTTCAAATCAAAGGTTGAAGAACCAGAAGAAAAAGACGTTAAAGAAGAAGTAAAAGAAGAAGCAAGAGACATATTAAGCTCTTTATAAATCGGAGGAAAAAAACATGGCAGAAACAAATTCAATGGGTAATATTAACGTAGGTGGAGCTTACGCATCATCATTCGGTAATATGCCAAACGGTACAATGTACCAAAAAGTAGATATGAAAAGTCTTAAATCTGGTAAACCAACTTACGAAGTTGACGCAAGAGAAGGATTAAATAGTGCAGTTAAAATTGGTTTAAAAGCATTAAATACACAAACAGGTGGAGCAGGAACAGCAGGATATGCAATGGTTCCTATTTACGTAGACCCAAGAGTTGTAGATACAACTAGAAAATACACACCATTTGTAGAATTAGTGCCTAGAGTATCAAACCAAGGTATGACTGCTGATTACAACAAAATCACAGCAAAAGGTGGAGCAGTAACTGCAGCAGAAGATGCAGCATTAACTGAAACAAACACTACAACTGATAGAGCATCAACTGCTATCAAATACATTTACGCAGTTGGAAGAGTAACTGGACCTGCAATCGCATCTTACCCAAGTTACGTTTTAGAAGGTTTAAATCCACAAGGTGGAGCAACTGGACCTTTCCAAGACCAAAGTGCATTAAATGCAAAACAATTTGAAGTATTAGTTAAAACTAGAGAAATCAGAGAAAAAGAAGAAAGTCTTTTAATCAATGGTAACGCTGGTTCTGATGCAACACAATTTAGTGGAATCGTTACTTTAATGAGTACTACTAATACTGTAGCAAAAGGTACAACTGCTTTAGCTTTAGCAGATATTAATACTGCAGTTAAAAACGCATTCGATGATGGTGGAAGACCTAATTTAGCAATCTGTTCAAGTGGTGTTTACACTGACTTAATGGAATTATTAAATGCTAAAATTGGTTACATGCAATCAACTCAGCAAGTATTCTGGGGTTTCTCAGCTATTACTTTACATACAATGGTAGGTGACGTAACTGTTATTCCATCAATGTATATGAGTAATGTATCTGGAAGCAAAGCAATTTACTTCTTAGACATGAGTGTAGTAGAAATGAGAGTTCTTCAAGACTTAACTTACGAAGACTTAGCAAAAACTAATGATAGTGAAAAATTCATGTTAAAAATATATGAAACATTCATCATTAAAAACACTTCATTCTGTAGTTCAATTACAGCAATAAGTGCATAAGGAGGATAGATAAATGGCAGCAGCAGAAATGACAGCTAGTATAGCTGGAGCAACAATAGGAGCAGGTGCATCAACAACTACAAGTGGGTGTGTTGAAGGTGTTTACACTGTAACTATTACAACTACTTTAGATTGGATTATTTTTAGTGATTTTAGTACAGTACATTATGTACACGCTTTAACAGATGCAGATGGTGTAGATGCAGAAGCATATATTGATGGTACAACTAAAAACAAAGTGTTTGTTACTGGTACAGGAGCAACTACTTTAATCGTTAAAGGAACACCAGCATAATTGGGGTAACACCCTTTTATTTTATTTTTTTTTTTTTTTATTTTAATACATAAACAAACGGAGGAAAAAAGATGACAAATGCAAACGTAACAGTAGAAAGACTATCAGAAAACGGATTAGTCTCAAGTAGTGGATATAAAATTGGTGTAA